GAGCTACAGCATCAGGTGTTGTGCAACCATTGAGACACCATAAACGCAAAGCATCTACTGACTGAAAGAAACTCCAGCTTTGATCATAGCTATTAGTAAATACTATTCTAGCTTGAACATAATCATCGACTTGTGGTTCAACTACAAGATCAGGAAATACTATTTCACCACGCATCTTACGACCATTCTCAAAGACACTGATAGATGGTTCTTTATAATCAGTAGTAATGTCTGATTGTTTTACTGCGTCCATGATAGAGTTTACTACATCGTCATGAGGTACAAGTTTGTAGCGTGAGCCATGATGTCCAAGCACAGCATTGGTATCTGTTCGAACAACCTGAAATGCATCAGGCTCTGGTTCGCCAGTGACTGCGTTAGGTGTTGGCATCATTTCAACTGGGAAATTCCAGTTATTTATTGTTGACATCATGTTCATTATATTGCCTCCACTTTTTCTTTTATCTTTGCAAATTCAGTTGCAAGTTCATGAGAAATTACTTCTAAAGTAATATTATTTGAGCGAACAGTTTTTACACTGTCGCTGGAAAGAAACTCAACCAATCCTTCTAGTTGATAGTATTTTAGAGTTACACTAATTGGCATTAGTGTTTTGTTCATTACAGTTTGAATATTCATAATAGTTCTCCATGTTTATGTACTGCGTATATGCAATACTATTTATAATTAAAAAACTTTGCAAGCATTAAACCTACAAAGTTCGGGCAATGTCGCATGACATACCCCTGCCCATCCCCGAGAAGCAAAGCTTCGAGGGGTGGGCGATCGCCAGAAGTATGCCTTAGCTTTTCTATAAGACGTAAGATGCATACTCCTGACTCTACGCGTAGTAAGCAGTTTATACACTTGCTTAGGTGTAAGTAGCCACTATGCGGCAGCTACTCGTCTTGCTTCGATAGCTTTCATAGCAGCTTGTTCTTGCTTGCTAAGCTTTCGAGTTGTACTTGGTGCTTTGGGTGCATCGTAATCCTGACCAGTATATTCTAGAAACCAAGCTTTATATTGATCAGCAACATAATCGAAAGCTATAGCTTCAAGCTCGATTCGAGGTGCTAAGCGTTCGTACTTGTCTTTAGCTTGCTGATATTCTTTACCTTGATCTTGATCGTTCAGTACGACTCCGTCCGAATCGCAAGCAACACAAGCCATCATTTCAGCGTGTAGTTTATCGATATAAGAACGTTTGTTCTTAGCTGCGTAGATCGGAACATTTACTAATGTTCTGGCTACGTCAGTGATGAAGTAGTCGTTAGCAACTTGTCCAGTTACATCATTATGTGTAGTTACAGTATTGTTAGCTAGTTTATCTAGCGTTACATTTATGTTTTCAACTTTAGCCATTTGGTTCTCCTATGTTTAACTAAGCTGCGAAGGATCAACCCTTCGTACCACCCAATATCATAGGCAGAAACCGCACTTGCGGCTCTGAGCTACGCACGAGCTTGCTCGCTTGACCCCCTTGTGGGGTTGCGAAGCTTTTCTGCCTATGATTTGGATCAGTGGGCGAAGGGTGCCAATCCTTGCAGCTAGTTCAACATCGGTATGAACCAAATGCTAAGTTGAACAAACATAAATGTCGCTCGATGAACTCGCTGGCAATCCTGTCAATACCTCAGTAGCTTGGCAAACCACAACATGTAGTACCCACGGTAGTATCCATACACAAGTGACGTAAGGTAACTAATTGACAGGACTTGCAGTCAGTCCGTAGATGGGGGGGATCATAGGGGGGGCATTCGAGCCGATAACAAAGCTTACTCATTCCTCATTGCTAGAGTGATGATGATCTTGACTCCAATCCCAGTAGTTAGCTAGTAATCTATTACACACTTAGAAAAGGAATGAGTAATGAATCTAACAGTAGCTAAGAAACTGACTGCAAAGCAGACTGCCTTAGTAGACACGCTCGTAGCAAAAGGCTGTAGTATTAAGCAGTCTGCTGAAGAAGCTGGGTATGCTTCTGGCGAATCTGGAAGAGTTACAGCAACTAAGACATTGAAGCTTCCACATGTGCAAAGCTACCTGATGCAAAGAATGAATGAGGAATTTGGTATCAGCGCTACACTTGCTGCTGGTACGGTTAAGCGGCTAGCTGCAGGTGCCAAAAGCGAATATGTCCAGCTTGAAGCTGCCAAGGATCTGCTGGACCGCGCTGGCTACAAGCCTATCGATAGGTCTCAGGTGCAAGTAGCTGGAGATATTCGCGTTACGATTGACCTAGGATAATTCCTCATTCATCCCAGCGTAGCACAAGGGGGTGGGGGGAAAAGTTGCTGTAACTGTTACAGAGAAACTCTTTCACTCACATTATTTCTAAAAAAGGTAATTTGTGCGTTGTCATAAATATTTTTATTGTTATAGGGTTTAGCCATGGCACGTTTTAAAAAGAGACCAGAGAAGTACCCATCGAAGGATGACATGTCTTTGGTGAAGGCTGCATTGAAAAGCAGTGGTTACGCTACTGAGGAAGATGGGGAAGATTGATATGTGTTTTGGTGGTGGCAAGAGTAAGGTGAAATCTGCTGAGAAGATTTACCAAGAGAAGAAACCTGATTATGGTCCACTTCCTTCTCTAAGCATGGGCGACCCTGTTCAGAAGAATAAGATGATGACTGACGTTCCGAAACTACAAGCATCTGGTACGCCTGTTCGTTCATTACTGAGGGTTAATTATTAAGATGGCTGAATCTCGTTCCCTAGCACCGCTAAAGAAAAGAGCAACACTTCTTCGAAAAGAGATGAAGGAGCTTGAAGATTCTGCTGGCATTGGCCTTGTAGAAAAAATGCAAGGTGAGGGCGAGAACTTTAATTCCAAAGATAAGAGTCTTGCAACCAAAGGCGTTATGAAGATTCTAAATTATCTTCTCAACGCTAGAGCAGATCAGTTAGTTTCAACACCTCGATACAATCAGATACAAGATCAGCTAATTGATATTCAGGAGAAGATCAGTGGTGGAGGAAGTAAGTAATGGAACAGCGTTACAAATCTTTTTACGAAGATAACAAAAAGTTATTTCCTGCAAGTGTTTATACAGACGTAAAAAATCATAGAGAAGTTTTAAAAAACATGAGCAAAATCTATGAGCCAATTAGACGTGAGGGACTTTCTTCTGATTCCAAATCATTGCAGAATAAAATGCAAGCTATGGAATTTATTATGGATAGATTTAGAACTGGATTTTTAAGAAGTGGAAAAAAGAAACCTGAAGGTGAAAGAAGAAAAACTTTATTACGAAAACGCAAAGAAGCTGATGTAAGAAAAGAAAGAGTTAAAGATAATAAAATTAAGAAAACATTTAAAAACAGATTAAAAAGTTTAAAGGTAAAACTTTTATCTGAAAGAGGAAGAGGTGGGGGTGGTGATATGAACCCATCAAAAGTTAAGCCAGAACTTGTAACACCACCTAAATCTCTTTTACAAAGAAATTAATGAAAGCAAGGTTATTGCTGCTATTAGTAATGATTAATATGCAGCTACAACCAGAGCTAAACGAAAGGGTAAGACTTAGAGTAAGCAGTTTGTGGCTAAACCGAAAACGATTGCTTGGGAAGTAAGGAAGTATAGAAGTGCCTAAAGTTGGGAAGAAAACCTTTCCTTATACAAAGGAAGGTATGATAGCTGCTAAACGGTATGCAAAGCAGCAATGGAAGAAAGGCTTAGACTCGAAGATATTATCTCCAGTTACTAAGTCTGGTTTAAAAAGAATGGAAAGAGAGAAGTAATTATGGGATGGAAAATTTCTAGCACTGGCGAGTTATATGATGGGGGAACTCATGATCTGGGTGGTGAAGTTTGGACAGGAGCAACAAGAACCTCTGAGTCTAAAAGATTAGAGTGGACTAACGAAGTACCTAAGAAACCAGCTAAAAAGAAACGAGCTAGGGATGACAAGGGTAGATTAAAAGCTGATGACCCTTCTACGCCTGACGTTAATGAGGCTTACGAACAATGAGACAAGAAGATAAACCAAAAAAGAAAACCAAAAAAAAGAAAACTCTTTTAGCTGGCTCTTTCAAAGATGATATTTTTGAAGACAAAAAAATTATACAAATAGGTAATTCTGATTTGAGCAGATATTTAGGGATGCACGAAAAAGCAATGAGAGAAGGAAGAGGTAATAAATTTATTAGAGCTAACTATAGAGCTATTCTTAAAGAACTTTTAAGAAGAGATCAGTAGTGAGCTTTGTAGATATGCTCAAACCTGAAGAGCTTACTATGCTTCGAAGAATAGTTAAGAAGGTACACTTTCAACACTTCGATGAAAAGCATGGGAAGTCTTTCGTTACTAATAAAATGATTGATAATGTTATAGATAACATTGGCCCTGATGTTGCAGAAACTATGATAAAGTTTGGAGTAGATAAAGGATTAAGATAATGACAGATTTATCAACACAAAAGCAGAAATCAAAATTAAAAACACTTATAAGAAAAATTAATAATGAAATATCTGGAGGACGAAAAAAGCTTAAAGATTATTTAAAAGAAGTGGAAAGCGAATTTAAAAAAGCAGATAATCCTTACAGTCCATCTAAAAACCCCATAGGTAGAGCTTATAAAAAAGCGGCTCGCAGAAATATTAGGCGTTTAGATGAAAGAAAAAATAAGGTTTTTACAGATCTTGAAGCAGGCGCAGATGAAAAAAGAAAGGCTTCAAAGAATATAAGTAAAGTAAGTAAGTCTCTAAGACCTAAAATTAGACCAAAGAAGAATGATTAATTTTAAATATAAACCTGATGGAGAAGTGCTGAAATCTTTTATGAAGGACAGCACTTTTTTTCGTGGTATTCGTGGCCCTGTTGGATCTGGTAAGTCTGTTGGTTGTTGCGTTGAAGTATTCAGACGCGCCCTCGAACAGAAGAAAGGTGCTGATGGACTGCGCAAAAGTAGATGGGCAATCATTCGAAACACTAATCCACAGCTAAGAACTACTACTATTAAGACTTGGCTTGATTGGTTTCCCGAATCTGATTGGGGTAGGTTTCATTGGTCTGTTCCATATACACATCACATTAAAAAAGGAGAGATAGATCTTGAAGTTATATTCTTGGCTCTTGACCGCCCTGAAGATGTTAAAAAACTTCTTTCGCTCGAACTTACAGGTATCTGGATCAACGAAGCGAGAGAGATTCCTAAGTCTATTATTGATGCCTGTACGATGCGTGTTGGCCGTTTTCCTTCTATGCGTGATGGTGGTCCTAGTTGGTCTGGGGTTATTGCCGATACCAACGCGCCTGAAGAAGATCATTGGTGGCCCATTATGGCTGGTGAAGTTCCAGTCCCAGATCATATTCCTCGTGAGCAAGCTAAGATGCTGGTCAAACCAGACAATTGGAGTTTCTTTACCCAGCCTTGTGGGATGCTCGAAGCCAAAGACGAAGAAGGTGAAATCCAAGACTACAAAGAAAACCCCAAAGCGGAAAACCAAAAAAACATCTTAGGCAATTATTATTCAAACCTTATTCGCGGTAAGACTAAAAGCTGGATTGATGTCTATGTTATGAATCGCTTGGGTCATATACAAGATGGAAAACCTGTTTATCCAATGTTTGCTGGTGAAGTACACATAGCAAAAGAGGAAATACCTGTTGCTGCTAATACACCTGTGTATGTTGGTATAGACTTTGGGCTAACTCCAGCCGCAGTTCTTGCTCAGAAAGTAAGAGGGCGTTGGTTTGTTCAGTCAGAAATTGTTGCGATAGATATGGGCATTGTCCGTTTTGCAGAAGTATTACGACAAGAACTCGCAACAAGATTCTCCGCAGCCTCCGAAGTTATAATCTATGGAGACCCTGCTGGAGATTTTAGAGCGCAGACTGATGAATCAACTCCCTTTCACATTCTGCGCGGTGCTGGCTTGAGGGCATACCCTGCGCCTTCCAACTCTGTTGATCTTCGATTGGAATCGGTTTCCTCCCAATTAACGAAGATGGTCGAAGGTAAGCCAGCACTACTTATAGACAGGCGCTGTCCTCAACTTATTAAGGGTTTTGAAGGTGGCTACGCTTATAAAAGAATGGAAGTGTCTGGTGAAAGATATGCTGATAAACCAGATAAGAATATGTTTTCTCACGTTCACGATGCTGCTCAGTATCTTTTCCTTGGTGCTGGTGAGGGTAGGGCTTTGATGAATAACCAAAAACCTTTGCGCCCTGTTGTTGCAAAGAGAAGTTTTGATCTATTTGGTAGACCTAAGAAAAAGAGTGCTTTTCAATTTGTGCGTTGATTTTATTTTAACTTTGTGACTAGGAAGAAAAAAAGGAGTTTTATTATGTGTTTTGGTGGTGGAGGCGGTGGCCCAACTCAAGCAGAAGAAACGGCTGCTGCCGAAGATAGATTGCAAGCAGAGCAAGCTGAACGAGATGAAGTAGAGCGCAGAGCTAAACAAAAGCGTAAAGATATATCTGATGCTCTTTCATCAAGTGTTGCCGATGCTGGCGCCAGAGGTGGATCGAAAAGACGTTCTTTATTTAGAAACATTCAGGAATCAGGAACTGGCGGTGGTGCTGCTGGATACTTAGGTCGGTTTAGTTAATGGATAATATAGCAAAGCATTTTATAGAGAAGTATCGAAAGGCAAAATCTTTTCGTGAACAATGGGTTTCGCTTTTTGAGGAATGCTATGAGTATGCTTTGCCTCAAAGAGAATCTTTTTACTATGAAGAACACGGTCAACGTAGAGATGAAAAGATCTTTGATGAAACTGCTGTAGTAGGTACTCAAGAGTTTGCAAGTAGATTGCAGTCAGGTATTGTTCCTAACTTTGCTCGATGGGCAGACTTTGTTTCTGGCAGTGAGGTAGACCCACAAGAGAGAGAAGAGGTTGATAACCAGTTAGATGAAGTAACGAACTATGTGTTCGAAGTTTTGCAGAACTCTAATTTTAGCCAAGAGGTTCATGAATCTTTTATGGACTTGGCTGTTGGTACTGGCATTCTATGCGTTGAAGAAGGTGATGCCTTAAATCCAATTAACTTTTCCGCGATACCACTTCCTCATGTTGTATTAGATACTGGACCTGATGATAGGATTGATCATGTCTTTCGAGAAAGAAAGAAAGTTAAGTTTGATCACCTACCCCTAATGTTTCCTAATTCTACATTTGATTCCAAAGTTACTTCACAGATGGGTTCAAATAGAGAAACTACAGTTCTTGAGCTTGTATGCAGAAATTATACGCAACCAAATGTCGAGGCGTATTATCATTACGCAATATGCCTTACTACTGAAACAATATTACACTCCAAAGAAATGAGTGGTGTTGGATCGAATCCATTCATTTGTTTTCGCTGGTCTAAGTGCGCTGGTGAGGTTTATGGGCGAGGTCCACTAATCAACGCGTTAAGTTCAATTAAAACAACCAACCTTACTATCCAGTTAATACTTGAGAATGCACAGATGTCGATCTCTGGTATTTATCAAATGGAAGATGATGGGGTAATAAACCCTGATACAATCAATCTAGTTCCAGGAACTATAATCCCTAAAGCTATGGGATCTGCTGGCTTACAACCTATACAAGCCGCTGGTCGTTTCGATGTTGCTCAACTTGTTTTAGGTGATCTTAGATTAAATATTAAGAAGGCTTTGTATAATGATATGCTA